CAGCGTCTCCAACGACGGCTACAGCGTCACCTTTGGCAGCAATGCCAGTGTGACCGCGGCCACCCGGCAGGAAGCCTATGAAATCATCCGCACGGTCCTCGGTGCTGACCCGCACGGCCTGCTGTACAGGGGGATTCTGTGATGCAGACAGCTGTTACTGTTGTGAACCTCATCCACGACACTGCCACCGAGACGGACAGGCCGGTGTGCTGGGTGTTCGCCGGGTGCAGCTGGCGGGAATGCCGCTCCACCTCCGGCTCCGGTACTGCCAAGGACCCGGAGCGCACCACCCACATCCGCATCCCGGCCAGCGTGTGCACCATGGGCTATCTGCCCTACGCCCAGTGGGCGGCGCTGTCTGCGGCGGAAAAGGCCAAGCACTGGACCCTGAAACGCGGCTGGAAGCTGGTGCAGGGCGCGGTACCTGCCTTGACCGAAGCCGAGTACGCCAAACTCGAAAAAACGCACCTGTGCTGTACGGCGGCGGCTGTCTCGGACGACCGGGAACCGCTGCTGCCCCACTGGCACGTGGAAGGGAGCTGAGACTGTGAGCAAGCCCATTTTTGAACAGCCTGCCGGATATCGCTTCCGGGCAGACGGTGTGCAGATGTCTCTGGACTGGCGGACAAATTTCGGCGCAGAGAAAACCGCTGCTTTGCAGAAAGCACAGTTCGCCACCGCGCAGAAAGCCGCCGCTCTCATCGACCAGTACGTGCCCTTCGATACCGGCATATTGAAAAACAGCGTGAATCAAGCCGGCAAGTATGACGAAGGCTTGCTGGTCTATAACACGCCTTATGCACGCAGGCAGTTCTATCTTCACCCTGAAGGCGAATGTCTGCACGGTGAAAATGGGCTGCGCGGCTCTTACTGGGGACAGCGTGCTTTGGCCGATTACGGTGAAGCCATTGCCTACATTGCCACACAGGCCGTCACCACATTCTGGGGAGGTTGATCATGTCCGAAGTAAAGCCCACCATTGCCGCCCTGCGGGCATGGCTCAAGACCTGCCCGCTGATTGCCGAAGAGCAGGAAGCCACCGGTGCAGCCTTCCGCATTGCCGGACTGGAAGAAGAATCCACCGCTTTTTCCATCGAGGACAGCCCCGGTGATCCCATCATCACCAAGTACATCTCCGGCTGGGAAATGGCGAAGAATTACCTCTTCCTCAGCCGCCGGGAGTACAGCGAGGTGGATGCCGTCAGCATCCAGAACAGCGGCTTTTTCGAGCAGCTCACCGAGTGGGTCATGCAGCAGGATGCCCGCCATAACCTGCCCAACCTCTCGGCCTGCGGCGGGAATAAAACCCCCACCGGCATTGCCGTGACAAACAGCGGCTATATCGTCACAAACAGCGCTGGCAGCTGTAAGATGCAGCTGCAAATGCGTCTGACCTACTACATGCCCAAATGAAAGGAGTTTTGATATGACTGTATCCGAAGCCATTACCAAGTCCGGCATCACGCCCAGCGCGTCGTATACCGGCATTGAGACGGCGAACGATTTTGTGCTGGCGTTCCAGATCGAGAGCACCCAGACCAAGGAAAGCCAGTGGATCGTCTGCGCCGACCATGTGAAGGAGCATTCCGGCTCCCTGAACGCCACCACCGAGGACGCCCAGTACATCCGCACCGGCAACGTCACCGAAAAGACCGGCACCCAGCGCACCCTTACCGTCAACGGCGACCGCTGCGTGGGCGATGATTTTCAGGATTTTGTGCTGAGCCACAAGATCGTGTACGGTACCGGCAGCGATATCATTGTGCCGTACATCTACTTCAGCCTGCGCACCGGCAAGGGCGAAAAGGGCCGCGCTGCCATCATCGTCACCAGCGACGTGGGCGGTGCAGCCGGTTCCAAGGCCACCTTTGCCTGCGATGTGAAGGCCATCGGCACGCCGGACGAGTTTGACTACAACCCCGCCACCCAGTCCGCTGAGCCTGCCAAGGCCGTCAAGGCCGTCAAGGGCTGATTTTTTTCAAACACAGTCCCCGCTCCATACCCGGAACGGGGATCTTTTATGCCGTGAACAAAGCTTATTCCTCCGGGGCAGAACCGGGGCACGGCCCAAGAAAGGAGCCAGAACATGGTTATTTGTGGACAGGAATTTGAATTTTCCCTGATGAACGCCAACGACCTTGACCGCTTTGAGGACGCCAACGAGCGGATGCAGCGCCGGAGCGCCGAGGAGTCGGAGCAGTTCCAGCGCGGCGGCGTCCGTCTGGGCGACCATGCACGT